CGCCAAAAGGTCGAAATGGAGGAGCAATACAACCGCTGGAAAACGGAACTGGATGCAGCAACAAAAGTAACCGTGGCGCGAATTGGAGCGAATCCCGGCGTTGATATCCCGCTGGTCGAGGCTGCAACTGCCTCTGCTGAGCGCATGACCGCGGAGCTAGGTAACGGCGTGCAGATGGCGCTGCAAAACGTCGAGCGGCTACAGCAGGACATGGCGATGCTGCACGATCAGACTGCGGGCAAGATCGACAACCTGATGACGGTTATGGCTGCACCGAAACGCATCATCCGTGGGCCGGACGGCAAAGCGGTTGGGGTTGAAATCGTCACATGAATGGGGGATGGGACACCGGTACATGGGATGAAGCGACATGGGATTACGTCCCAGTAATTGTCGATATTGATACCCATGACGGCGACAAGCTGAAAGATCGCTTTGCAAGGGAAAAAGCGGTACAGGAGCAGCGTCGCAAGGAAGTTCTCGACCTGTATGAAAGAATTGTTGAGGGCAAAGAGGATATTCCCGAAGTTGTTGAGCCGCTGCATTACATTACCAAGCAAGAGATTTTGACAAGCAACCTTGATTTTGATAAGTTGATTGCCGATCTTAAGAATGCTGAACAAATTTGGCAGCGGCACGTTGAAATTGACGATGAGGAAATTCTGTTACTTCTATGAGAAAACGCTGGATTTATGTTGACGGTGAAGCAATAGAAGTTGGCGAGTACCAACCGACTTCCTTGCACCATGTAATGCCCGACATTCAGCCTTATCAGTCCATGATTGACGGATCGATGATTACCAGCCGCAGTCGCCACAGGGAACACCTGCAAGCGCATGGCTGCATTGAAGTCGGCAACGAAAAAATGGAAACGAAAGTTGCTCCGGTCAAGGATAACCGCAGAGAAGTATTGCGGGCGCAACTAGCAAACATGACTCACGCAGATGCAAACAAGATGTTGAACAAACTGCGCGATGACGCACGATTTACCCGTAACCCCCACAGGGAGAGATAAATGAGCGATCTAAACGCAATTGCACCAGTTGAAGATACCCGCAGAGAAAAGCTGCTGGAACAGTTTGAGCAAGTCGAAAGCGCCCCCGAACCTATCCGCGAGGATGTGCCCCGCGACGAGCAAGGTAAGTTTGCAGCGAAAGAACCCGAACAGACGATGATGCAGCAGGCGCAAGAGCCTGTTGAAGAACCCGTGTGGAAGCGCCCACCGGCTTCGTGGAAAAAGGATTATCACGACGTTTGGCAAACCGCTGATGACCGAATGAAGGAATACGCCTGGCAGCGCGAAGAACAGATGAAAGCAGGGGTTCAGCCCCTGATGGAAAAAGCCCGCATTGCAGACCAGTTTAACGAGGTCTTGAACCCCTACATGGAAACCATCCGTGGTTTGGGGATGGATGCGCCGAAGGCTGTCAAAGCCTTGATGGAAGCAGATCACGCATTACGGTATAGCGATCCGCAGCAAAAGCAACAACTTTTTATGCGACTCGCGCAGCAGTACGGTGTGAATTTGGGTGATATGAGCCAACTGCCACAACAGATGGTTGATCCCAATATCTCAGCACTTCAACAGGAACTGAATCGAGTTCGTGGCGAGGTGCTGAGTTGGAAAGAGCAACAAGAGCAAGTGCAGAACCAGTCTTTGCTAAGCGAAATTGACAGCTTCGCTATGCGGGCTGAGCATTTTGAAGAAGCGCGTCCGACAATGATTAGTTTGCTGCAAAGCGGTGTAGCAACGACATTGGAAGATGCGTATGAAAAAGCATTACGCCTAGACGATAACCTTTATCAGCAAGTTCAACAGAGCCGACAAGCCCAAGTTGAGACTCAGCAAAAGGTCGTAGCGAATCAAGCTGCGAAGAAGGCTAGAGCGGCAGCGGTTAGTGTCAGAAGTGCCGCACCCGGCGCGACAACGGCTACCAAAGCGCAAGATCGCCGATCCCTGCTTGCCGAACAATTCGACAGCATGGCAGATCGACTCTAAAAACCTGATAGGAGAAAACCATGGCATTCGCCAATAGTTCTATCAGCGACATTATCGCTACCAACATTCAAAGCCGTAGCGGTGAGCTTGCTGATAACGTAACAAACAACAACGCCCTGCTGCGCCGACTGAGGGAACGCGGAAACGTCAAGACCTTCTCAGGCGGTAACGTAATCTTGCAGGAAGTGATGTACTCGGATTCGGCGACTAACAACACCAATAGCTATAGCGGCTATGAAGTGCTGAACGTGTCCCAAAACAGCCCGATCTCTGCGGCGCAGTTCTCTATCACTCAGTACGCTTCGGCAGTTTCGATCAGCGGCCTGGAAATGATTCAGAACAGCGGCAAAGAGGCGATTATCGACCTGCTGGACGGTCGTATGAACGTTGCTGAAGCGCAACTGGCTAACCGTATCAGCAGCGACCTGTATCTTGACGGTACTGGTAACGCTGGTAAGAACCTGACTGGCTTGGGCGCTGCTGTGCCTGATGCTCCGAGTTCGGGCACTTACGGCGGTATCGACCGTGCTACTTGGTCGTTTTGGCGCTCGGTGTCTTACTCCGGCGTGACCAATGGCGGCGCGGCTGTGACGGCTTCTAACATCCAGCAATACATGGATGCGGTTGCGGTTCAGTTGATCCGGGGTACGGATAAGCCTGATCTGATCGTGGCTGACAACAACTACTATCGCCTTTACCTGCAATCGCTCCAGTCGATTCAGCGCATTACCGATAGCGGTTCGTCGATGGCCGGTGCTGGCTTTGCCTCGCTGAAATACTTCGGCGCTGGTATGGCTTCGGATGTGGTGCTGGACGGTGGTATCGGTTCTGCCGCTACCGCAAACCATATGTGGTTCTTGAACACCAAGTACCTGATGTTCCGTCCGCACGCTGACCGGAACTTTGTTCCTATCGGTGGCGAGCGCCAAGCAGTCAACCAAGATGCAATCGTTAAGCTGATTGGTTGGGCCGGTAACTTGACTAGCAGCGGCCCGCAGTTCTGCGGCGTGCTGATTGCTTAAGGAGAAACGAATATGCCTACTTTCAGCGTAAGTAATACCGCAGGCGTTACCCTGACCAACGTGGATCAGACTTCGCAATTCACGACTGGTACGGTGGTTAACCTGTCTGACGGCGGTCAAGCCGTGTATGTTCAAGCTCTGTCCGAAATCTCGACCTATGCTGCTGTCGCCGTTTATGACACGCAGAAAGCTCAGATGATGACCACGACGATTGCAGCAACTTGCAAGCGTGTGGGCTTCGCTCAGACTTCCATCGCTTCCGGCTACTACGGTTGGGTGCAACTGGGCGGCAAGGTGCAAGTTAACCTGGCTGCAAACTGTGCTCCGAACGTCCCGCTTTACACCACCGCAACCGCTGGCGTGCTTGATGATGCTGTGGTTTCGGGTGGCGCGGTGTTTGGCCTTGTGGCTACCACTTCGATTTCCAACGCAACTGCGGTGACCTGTATTGCCGGTTACCCGCATATCGCTTCGGGCATCGCAGGTACTTAATGGAAAAACTGGAAATCTCTGTGCGGGCTGCCGGTACGCCCGACGAAAATTCGGCTTACATCCGCTCTGCGCTTGCGCGGGGACTTCCGGAGCTACAACCCGCTCCCGCTCGGCACGATGGAACACTTGTGCTGGTCGGGAGCGGCCCATCCATGCCTGAGTTCGTTGACGAGATACGTCAACAACGCGAACAAGGCAGGACGATCTGCGCTATCAAGGGCGCACACGATTTCCTATGCGACAACGGCATAGAACCTGATTTGTGGGTAGATTTAGACCCACGAGACAGGACTAACTGCATTCAGAAAAAGAACGATCACACGGTCTACATGGTGGCATCCCGATGCCCGCCGGTGATGTTCGACTGGCTTGCTGACAAGAATGTGCTGCTTTGGCATTCGTGGTCGCAAGACGCTGAATGCGAGGCAATTGGCAAAAGGCTTGCAGTAGGCGGGGGAACGACTTCCGGCCTGCGGGCTATCAATATCGGTTACTTGCTAGGCTTCCGCAAGTTCATCCTGTATGGCTATGACTCTTGCATCCGCGAGGATGGGACGAAACGCTTTACCGGTGAGAAAGCCGGTCAGACAATTGAAATTTATGTGGGTGAAGCGCCGCACCGCAAGAAGTTTGTAAGCAACATGGCGATGGCACAGCAGGCAAACGAGTTCCAACTGGTATTTAGCGTGATGCCGGACATTACAATCGAAGCGCGGGGAGACGGGCTGATAGCCGAAATCCTGCGGGTTAGGAGCGCATGGAAGCTCGCAGCGTAACCTGGCTGCATCGCGGGGGTGCTGACATGGCATCCTACCGATTGAGGGCGCAACTGCCTTCAGCGTATTGCAAACACAAATCAAGGCTAAATGCTCAAGGCGCGGATATAGCCGTCTTTGCCAAGCCGCACCCCGATGATGCAATGCTTTGGCATCACATGAAGGGGCAAGGCGTAAAAATGGTGGTCGATATTTGCGATGACCACTTTGAGCATCCGCAATTAGGGAAACTTTATGAAGAAATGGCTCGAGAAGCTGATGCAGTTGTGTGTCCGACTGAGGAAATGGCGCGACGAATTCGCCGCCATGCGGAAAGGGATGCCCAAGTAATCCCCGATTCGTGGGAGCAACGCGGTCAACCGCACGCAGACGGCAACAAATTTTTGTGGATGGGGCATCAAAGCAATCTGAAAGAAATCTTGCCCTATCAACAAATGTTGAAAAAGTACGATATGACCTACTGCACAGGGCCGAATGACCTGATCGATTGTGTGCCGTGGTCGAACAGCGCACAAGAACAACTGCTGCACCGAAGCAACATTGTTTTGCTACCGAACGCCGAAGAAACCTACAAAAGCCCGAATCGACTCATTAACGCAGTCATGGCGGGTTGTTTTGTAATCGCCAGTAAGATTGTTATAAACAAGGAATTCAGACACTTTTGTTACCTTGGGCCAGTCAAGGGCGGGTTGCAGTTCTCGCAAGCCTACAGGCATGAATTGAATGATTTGGTACGCGAAGGTCAGCGATACATCCAAATGCACTATTCCCCCGAACAGATTGGAGCGGCATGGGATACGCTATTCGACTCCATTTAGGGGCGGGTGACAGGTCTTGGCCTGGCTGGATCAACGTCGATTGCGTCGGGGATCAGGATTTGCTGTCCGATGTAACAAAGCTTGACTTGCCGGATGACCATGCCGACGAGATTTCTGCGATTCACTTGTTTGAGCATATCGAACGCCTGAAGGTGAAACAAACCTTACTGGAATGGCGGCGGGTGCTGAAGCCAGGCGGTCAGTTATCGCTTGAGATGCCGTGTCTTGATAACGTGATTGCTTTGTGGAATGCGGGCTATCGGCATGATGACTTGATCGGGCGAGCATTGTTTGGAATGCCCGAACCTGATACGATGCGGCATCATTGGTGCTACTCTAAAGCTGAAATCGGTGCGTTGTTGACCGAAGCAGGTTTTCAGAATGTGCGATTTGAAGAACCTTTTTTTCATATTCCGCAGCGAGATTTGCGCGTTTTAGGATTTAAATGAGCATACCTTCGCGGGTTCTCGGTTCGGGTGTCAGTCAACTATCCACCGTTTCTATTTGCGGGGATGGCAAAGACGAAATCACGGCTGCGGGATCGACAAGAACAGACGCAACGCAGTTGGTAAGCGTGTTCAATTCGGTGGACACGGTTGCATCGGGAACAGGCGTAAAACTTCCCCCGACCGAAATGGGGGAGGTGATTTACATTGCGAACAGCGGTGCAAGCACGCTCAAGGTCTACCCGTACGAATCAACTACTACGATCAATCAGACAACTTCGGCAAGTATCAGCAAAGACCATACAAGCATTTTTTTCGCAGTCAGTAACAGTATGTGGTACAGCATCAACGGCACGAAAACCTAATCCCCACAGGAGAACGTTATGGCACTCGATTCAGATATTAACAATGCAGATTCGCAACTCTATGTTGAGTTTTACAACTACGAGAAAGACCCCTACAAGGGAAAGCCGTTTGTGCGAATCGTAGTGCCAGGAGACAAAACCACGGTGATTGACCAGCCGGTTCGGGATGACCACAAAGAGCGGTTTCCTCGGCAATGGCTGCATTTTCAGATGCAAAGCGGCGATGGCCCGGTTATTGGCGTGCCGCTGAAAGATTGGTTTCAAGACCGCCCCGACGAACTGAGCGACAATCAACTGGCTGAGTTGCAGATTCTCAAGTTTCAGACGGTTGAACAAGTCGCCACGGCAAGCGATAATCAGCTTCAACGGATTGGCATGGGCGGCGTAGGATTGCGCGAACGCGCGCGGAATTACTTGCTGAACAAGAATCAAAAGGTTTCTAGCGGTGAGTTGGAAGAAACCCGCGCAAAACTGAAAGAACTTGAGGCGCAGATGGCGATGCTATTGGAGCAGCGCAAACCTGGCCGACCGAGGAAAGAGAATGTCAACGACAACGATGCTGGAGTTAGTGCAGCAAGTAACTAACGAGCTTGGCGTTGCAACCCCGACAAGCGTAGCAGGCAACACGAATCAGGACGTAATCCAAATACTTGCGTTAATGAACGCGAACGGATACGAGTTTCTGCGCCGTCACGCTTGGCGGGAATTGACGAAACCGCACGCGTTTTACACCGAATACATCACGACCACCGGCACTTGGACAACCGCAGCTCGCACGATCACGATGGCATCGACTGCGGGACTTGATACGACGTATCAAGTTCAAGGCACAGGCATCAATCAGAACACCTACATTGTTTCGGTTGACTCAGGTACACAAGTTACAGTCAATCAGGACTTTGCTGCAAGCGCCGCAGGTGCTACTGCCTACTTTCAGAAAATCAAGTATTCGCTACCGAGCGACTACGAAAGTCTTGTCCCGCGCACGATGTGGGATAAGTCGAAGCATTGGGAAATGCTTGGCCCGGAAGATGCACAGCAATGGGAATGGTTACTGTCGGGCTATATCTCAACCGGCCCGCGTATTCGTTGGCGCTTGCTTGGTGCATACTTTCAGATTTGGCCCGGTATGTCTACGGCTGAATATCTTGGCTTTGAGTACCGCAGCAAAGGATGGGCGCAAGCTGCGGATGGGACTGTCAAGAATTCCTTTACTGCTGACACCGACACCTGTATCTATCCTGACCGACTGATGGTCAACGCTACAAAGCTGAAGTATTTCGAGGCTAAAGGCTTTGACACCACAGCAATGATGCGTAACTATCTGACCGAATTGGAAGCAGCGAAGGCTCTTGATATGTCCTCCGCTAACTTGTCCCTTGCTCCGCGTCCTGGCACAGTTCTCATTGGCTACGACAACATTCCCGATAGCGGCTACGGGACGAACTGATGGCAACCAGCGCACGCCGTCGGATGATGATTCAAGGCACAGCGGCGCAAGTCGCTTCCTTGCCTGCGCCTATTGGTGGCTGGAATGCCCGCGATTCGCTTGCCAATATGGAAGCAACGGACGCTGTCCAGCTTACCAATATGTTCCCGACTGTCTCAAGCGTCAACCTACGGGGCGGCTATCAGCAATTTGCGACAGGCATTACAGGACAAGTCGAAAGCCTGTTCAATTATTCCGGTGGTTCTGCTGAACGATTGTTTGCAGTTGCTGGCGGCAAAATCTACAACGTGACAGCGGGCGGTGCGGTTGGTGCAGCGGTAGTATCAGGACTAACCAACAGCCGGTGGGAATACGTCAACGTTTCTACGCCTGGCGGCTCTTATATGTATTGCGCCAACGGTGTAGATGCTCCCTTGCTGTATGACGGCACGAACTGGACATCGATCACAGGGGCATCGACTCCCGCAATAACGGGCGTTACCACGACAACGCTTGACGATGTGACGCTGTTCAAAAACCGCGTTTGGTTCATTCAAAAGAACACCCTCAAGGCGTGGTATCTGCCTACTTCCTCCATTGGTGGGGCGGCTGAACAGCTAGACCTGAGTTCAATCTGTCGGTTTGGTGGCTATCTTGTTGCGATTGGAACATGGACGATTGATGCTGGTTATGGTGCTGACGATAACCTAGTGTTTGTGACCAGCAATGGCGAGATCGTTGCGTATCGAGGGACTGACCCTGCAAGCGCATCGACATGGGCGCTGATTGGCGTGTGGAAGCTAGGCACTCCCATTGGCAAGCGGTGTATGTTCAAGTATTCCGGCGATCTGTTGATCCTTACGCTTGACGGTCTTTATCCGCTTGCGTCTGCTGTGCAGAGTTCTCGGCTTGATCCAAGGGTGGCGCTATCGGACAAGATTCAAGGCGCATTTGCAGAAGCGACGCGAGCTTATCAAGACAACTTTGGCTGGCAGATTCTTTACAACGCAAAAAACAATGCGCTGTTTGTCAATGTGCCAACGTCCGAAGGTTCGCAGCAGCAGCAGTATGTCATGAACAACATCACAAAAGCATGGTGCAACTTTACCGGTTGGAATGCTAATTGTTGGGAAATCTACAACGATGACCCTTATTTCGGCGGGAATGGCTTCGTCGGCAAAGCGTGGACGTTAGACTATCAAGACAATACGGCAAACATCCCTGCCAACACGCTACAAGCCTTCAATTACTATGGTTCTCGCGGCGTTAAGAAGTATTTCACTCGCGCAAGACCTAGCCTGTTTACCAACGGACAACCGGCTATTTTTGTCGGCATGAACGTCGATTTTGACATTCAAGACACTACTGCCGCGCTGTCTTACAGTCCTCAAAGCTATGGCGTTTGGGGCACGTCTTTGTGGGATGTTGGCGTGTGGGGATCGGATTCGACGATCACAAACAACTGGCAAGGCATTACCGGCATCGGGTACTGCGGCGCAATTCAGTTGAAAAGCGCCAGTAGCGGCATACAGATTGAATGGGCATCGACTGACGTGGTGTATCAAACGGGTTGGGCTGGTATATGAAGATCATTACCGAGCCGAAAGAACTCATCGGGCGCTATGTGGCAAGCAAGCAAGGGCAAACCGAGGAATGGCAGAACTACTCTGCAATCGGATTGCTTAACAGCAATGAGGAATTAGTGGCTGGTGTGGTGTTTGATTGCTACCAACATCCGAACATTTTGATGCACATTGCTGCTGAACGAATTAGCAGGGGTTTCATGGATGCAATTGTGCGTTATGCGTTTGAGCAGTTGCAATGCAAGCGAATTACAGGAACGATCCTCAAGAGCAACAAAAAGTCACGGCGATTTGCGAATCACATGGGTTTTAAGTTGGAAGGCGTTATGCGTAATGCACATGAAAATGGCGATGTGTGCATTTATGGATTGATGAAAAAAGACGCTCAAAAGTGGATGCGTCAGGAATTGGAGGAAGTTCATGGCTAAACTTGTCGAAACGATATTTGGCGGCGGTTCTCAACCGGCAGCGCCAGCAGTTCCTGATTATGCTGGCGCAGCGGCAGCGCAAGGCGCGGCTAACAAAGAAACAGCAATAGCACAGGGTTATATAAATAATCCAAACATTTATTCGCCCGCTGGAACGCAGTTAGTTACGTTTGATCCGACCACAAACCAGCCAACGGTCAAGCAATCCCTAACTCCAACAGCGCAAGAAACATTTAACACGCAGCAAAGAGTTCAAAAACTGCTTGCAAGTCTTGGTGAAACTGGCGCAACAACAGCCCAAGATGTGATTAACAAAGCCTTTGCGCCTACTGGAACAGCAGGGCAAGGACTGCAAACCCGCCTTGATTTGTCTAACCTTGCACAAATGCCGGTCAATGCAGGAATGACGGGGCAGCAAGCGATCATGGCGCGGTTAGAGCCGCAACTGCAACGCCAACAAGCTGCAATGGAAAATCAGCTTGCTAATCAGGGCATCACGCCAGGATCAGAGGCTTACAGGACGGCACAAACGCAAGCAGCGCAGAACCGCAACGATCTGTTGAGCCAAGCGGCTTTGCAGGGCATTAGCCTTGATACCGGAGCGCGGGCGCAAGGATTTAACGAACAGCAAGCGCAAATGGCAGCACAGAATGCGGCACAGCAGCAAGAACTGTCGCGGCAGTTGGCAATGCGTCAACAACCGTTGAACGAAATTACTGGCTTGCTGTCAGGTTCGCAAATTCAGATGCCGCAATTCCAAGGTTATCAGGCTGCACAAGTTGCGCCAGCGCCGATTTTTGCTGGAGCGCAAGCGCAAGGGCAAGCGGCCATGAATCAATATGGACTGCAACAAGCGCAGCAAAACGCAAATATGTCGGGATTGACTGGGTTGCTTGGCGCTGGTCTTGGTGCGTATGGCGCGAATCCAACGGCGTTTAAAGGCTTGTTTGGCTTTTAATTTGGAGTATTGAAAATGGCTGAACAAATTAGTTTTACTTTGCCAAGTCCGTATCAAACGGAGATGGCTGATATTGCTCGCCGTCAACGCATGGCTGAGATGATGCAGCAGCAAGCATTCCAACCTGCTGAGACATTTAGCTATGGCGGCATACAGGCGAAAACGTCTCCGCTAACTGGACTTGCCAAGTTGTTGCAAGGTTATGTGGCAGGTAAGACGCAACGCGATTTGATGGAAGAACAGAAAGCATTAGGCGAAAGAGCGCAGCGGGAAAGCGCATCGGACATTGCAACGCTGTTCGGGCACATGAAAGGGCAAGAAGCCTTGCCGGAGCGCCCGCCAGTAACTGCTATTGATGACCAAGGCAACTTTGAGCCAAACCGTCCGGCTGTTCCTGCGCGTGCGCCTGGCATTGTCGATCCGAGCATTTTGCCCGCTTTGCGCGATCCGCAAGCGCGTCAACTTGCCATGTCGCAATTGCTGTCACAGATGACGCCAAAAGCGCCGATTGTAGTTAAAGAAGGCGAGACGTTGCTTGACCCGCGCACGATGAAGCCGGTTTTTAATATGCCGAAACCGGATGAAATCAAGGAAACGCAAATCCTTGAGGTTGATGGCGTGCCGACTTTGATAGGCATTACCAAGTCGGGCGAGCGTCGCAATCTTGGCCCTGCACAACGCGGTGTTTCTCCCGATACTGCTGCACGACTCGCGCAAGAAAAAACACTCGCGGATCGAGCATTTAGCAGCCTTTCTGCTGCACAGCAACAGCAAGCAAGGTTAGATGCGCAGCGGTTGGGTATCAGCCTTGAGGATTTGAAGCTGCGGCAATGGCAAGCGCAAAACCCCGCTATGAGTTTCCAAGAAACTGAGGGCGGTGCGATGGCATTCAATCCGCGCACCGGAACAGCCACTCCGGTCTTGACTCCGGCAGGCACTCCATTACAAAGCGGCAGGCCATTGACCGAAGCGCAAGCAAAAGGAACATTGTTTGCAACTCGCGCAGCGGCAGCGGATCAGGTGCTAAACGATATTGGCCAAGGTGGAAAGGTTCAGCCTGGAATACTCAAGCGTGCAGGCGAATCATTGCCGTTTGTTGGTGAAAGCGTGGGTGCAATGCTGAATGTCACGCAAAGCCCGCAACAACAGCAAGTAGAGCAGGCGCAACGCGACTTTGTAAATGCGATCCTTCGTCAAGAATCCGGCGCGTCTATCAGTCCGTCAGAATTTGCAAATGCTCAGCGGCAATACTTCCCGCAACCGGGTGATTCTCCGCAAGTCATTGCACAGAAGGCCGCGAACCGCCGCAACGCCGTTGCCGGTCTTACGGTGCAAGCAGGGCCGGGGATGCAGCGGATTCAACAGCAAGCGCAACAACCAATGCGAGCAAGAAACCCCTCTACTGGTCAAGAAATTATATCGACCGATGGCGGGCAAACTTGGCAACCCGTACAAGGAGCAAGATAAATGCCTTTGCCGGAGGGTTTTGTATTAGTGACAAGCGCAGAGAGGGAAGAATCGCCCTCAATGCGGGCAGGGCGCGAAGTAATCAATGCGCCTGGAGGTTCATCAATTGCGGGCGCGGTAAACGCTTTGCAAGGGCCGACATTTGGCTTCCTTGATGAGCTTGCGGGTGCTGGTGCGGCAGCGTTTGGTGCGCCGTTTAGCGATCAGTCTATGGGCGAGCGGTACAAGTCTGCCCGCGACTATGTGCGCGGCATGACTGAGCAATTCGGCAAGGAATACCCGATTACCGGCGCAATCACGCGAGGCATGACCGCAGCGCCCACGGCATTGATTCCAATAGGTTCGGCTACGCAAGCGGCAACCATGATGACCCCTGCGGCGCGGATTGCTCAAGCCTTGAAAGGCGGCGCGGTGACTGGTGCGGCTGGCGGTTTGGGTGAATCCACAGCACAAGACGTTAGCGGCATGGCGCGGGATGTGGCACAGGGTGCGGCTTTGGGCGGCGGTCTTGGAGCGGCAGGACAAGCAACTGGCGGCGTTTTGGGTGCTGTCGGAGGTCAAATCGCGCAACGCATGATGCCTCCGGTCGCAGCAGATGCAGCGCGGATGCGACTTGCCGAAGCATTGTTCAGGGATGTGCCACGCGGATCGGTGTTTGAACAGCCGGGGTCGTTAAGCACTCCAGCCACAAGAGGCATGGCCAGGCTTGAAACGCTAGGGCCTGAGGCACGAATTGCCGATGTTGGTGGGCAGAGTACGACTCGCCTTGCGGATGTGCTGGCGACCCTTCCTGGCAAGTCTAAAGAGACAATGGAACGGGCTATCCGTGAGCGTCAAGCGGGAAGGCCAAGCAGGATCGTAAGCGCAGCAGAAGAAGCTACCGGATTGGGCAAAGGTTTCAAGGAAACCGAGGAAGCATTTATTGCAGAGCAAGCGGCAAAAGCAGCGCCGTTATACGAGCAATTGCAAGGAATGTCGGTTCGGGTGGATGACAGCCTTTACAAGCTGATTCAGCGTGCACCGGATTCGTGGAAAGCCGCGCAAGACTTGGCTAGGCGTGAAGGTAAGACATCGCTAGACCTGTCCAAAATCAAGCCTGGCGATGATTTGTCGTTTGAAGCATTGGATACGCTGAAAAAAGCCTTGTGGACGATTGGCGAGAAAGAGAAAGTCAACTTTAAAGCCACGGCAGAAAGCCGCGCAACGGACAGCCTTCGCAATGAATTGACCCGCAAGCTAGACGAATTGTCTCCCAAAGACAAGCAAGGCAATTCAATCTACAAGCTGGCGCGGGATGCGTTTGCAGGCCCAGCGGAAGCACAGGCGGCATTGCAGCGTGGTCGAGAGATATTCCGCGAGGATGTGGTTGATTTGCCCTCAATCATCAAGGGCATGACCCCTGGCGAATTGGAAGCCTTTAGGATTGGCACGATTCAAGCTATCCGCGACAAGGCAGGCACAGAGGGCGGTCAAACTTCTTTGCTGAAAATGTGGAAGGAATCTAAGACGAGCGATCCGCTACGCATGGCATTCGGTGATGACTTCCGGCGCTTCTCTGCTGAGATTGCCAAGGAAGGCAAACTCAAACAACTAGAAACAGTTGGCAGGGGATCACAGACTGCGTCACGACTTGCAGCGGCAGAGGAGTTAGGTGCGGCTGGTGATGTAGGTCGCGGGGCTTTGGACATTGGGCGCGGTAATTTGATGGGTGCTATGCAGAACTTTGGCAATGCGCTATCTGCAAGGCAGATGCCCGAAGCAACGCGAAACAAACTGGCTGAATTGCTGATGAAACAAGGGCCAGCGGCAAAGATGGAATTGCAAGACTTGGATAAATTCATTCAGCAAATTAATGCACAACGGGCAAGGCGTGCAGGTATGACAGGCGCAGCAACAGGACAAGCAACCACGCAAGGGGCACAACAATGAGCTACAACGGCAGCGGTACTTTTCAGATCAATACGACTGGGCAACCTGTCGTTGCAGGCACAGTTATTAGTTCGACAGCGTTTAACGCGCTGACGTCTGATCTTGCAAACGGACTTAGTACCGCAATCACTAAGGACGGGCAAACAACTGTTACCAACAACATCCCGATGGCGGGATTTAAGATCACAGGTCTTGGGGCTGCAACGGTTGGAACGGATGCCGCTCGATACTCGCAGATTCAAGGCGGGACGGACAAGCTCATCACGGTGACGGGTACTGACACGCTTACCGGATCATTGACCCCTGCGCTAACTGCTTACGCAGCGGGCAATCAATTTTCATTTGTGGTTGCCAACACCAACACCGGCGCGGTGACGATCAACATTGACGGCGTAGGTTCAAAGTCAATCACTCGCACAGGATCAACTGCGCTAGTGGCTGGCGACATGGTGGCTGGTCAAGTGGTGCTGATTGAATATGATGGCACTCGATTCCAATTACTGAATGGCAACAGTTTCACGAATCTAAATGTCTCAGGCAACGAGACTATCGGCGGGACTCTGACCTATGGCGGCGTGACGCTGACCAATGCAGTTACTGGCACAGGCAAGATGGTGCTGGATACCAGCCCAACCGTCAACAATCCGACCGTTACTAACTACGTCGAAAGCGTGGTCGCAATTGGTACGGTTACATCATCCAACACTATCGCTTTGACAAATGGCACGGTTCAAACCGCGACGCTTACCGCTTCGACGGCTTGCACGTTCACGATGCCCACGGCAACCGCTGGTAAGTCTTTTGTCTTGTTGCTCAAGCAAGCAGCTTCAACGGGTAACGGTACTGCAACATTCACCGGCGTGAAGTGGGGTACTGCTGGCGCTCCAACGATTACCGCAACAGCCGGAAAAATGGACATTCTGACCTTCATCGCTGACGGAACGAATTGGTACGGCAGCATCGCACAGGGATACACCCCATAATGTTTGCAGCTAAAAACTTTTTGCTGGCTGGTGGTTCTTTGGCATTTTCTGCCGATGTATTGGTAGTGGCAGGAGGTGGTGCTGGCGGCAATACTGGTGGCGGCGGTGGTGCGGGTGGCTTCAGAGAACTGCTATCGCAATCATTGCTCGCTGGCATTGCTTACACAGTAACAGTAGGAGCAGGCGGCACAACGAACGGCGCAAGCCTTCGCGCTGGATCAGGCTCTAATTCTGTATTCAATACCATCACATCGGCGGGCGGTGGTGGCGGCGGTTCGTATGCTTCCGGAACGAGCGCGGCTATTGCCAACGGTGGGGATGGCGGCTCGGGTGGCGGCGGCGCGTATGGTGACAGTCCGACCACAAACGGCGCAGGTGGTGCTGGAAACACGCCTTCAACTAGCCCAAGTCAAGGTAATAACGGTGGCGCAAACACCGGCCTTAAAAGCGGCACGATTCAACAAGGTGGCGGCGGTGGTGCATTTGCCGTTGGAACATCGGGCGGCGCAGGCGGTGCGGGCAGCGGTGGCAATGGCAGCACTTCCACGATTACAGGCAGCACTTATGCTGGCGGCGGCGGTGGTGGCTCGGACACTAGAAATTACAGTCCAGGCACAGCAGGAACGGGCGGCGGTGGAGCAACGACCAACGGGCCAGGCAACAATGGAACTGCCAACACCGGGGGCGGGGGCGGCGGCGGCGGCTATGATGGTGGTTTCAGAAACGGCGGCAGCGGCGGTTCGGGTGTTGTTGTTATCAAATACCCTGACACATTGACGATTACTCTGAGCGGCGGCTTGACGGGTTCTACGGCATCAAGCGGCGGCTACAAAACAACGACTGTGACGGCTGGCACAGGCACAGCAACTTTTGCTTGAGGCGCACATGGCACATTATGCTTTTCTTGATGAAAATAACATTGTGACCGAAGTCATCGTTGGCAAAGATGAAACGGATTTAACGCATGATTGGGAATTGTTTTATGGTGAAATTCGTCAACAAGTTTGCAAACGCACTTCATATAATGGACAAATCCGAAAAAACTATGCGGGAATAGGTTATATCTACGATGCACAGCGCGATGCTTTCATTCCTCCGCAGCCGTTTGCGTCTTGGGTGTTAGATGAGAACACTTGTCAATGGAATGCGCCTGTTCCTATGCCGACTGATGGAAAAATGTATGTATGGGGTGAAGATTCTCAATCATGGGTAGAGGACAATGGATGACCTATCGGCAAAATTCCTAGCGCATGAAGCCGTTTGCGCCGAACGATGGAAAGAATCCATCCTCCGCATCAAACGCCTTGAATCAATTTTGCTGGCGTGTGCTGGCTCTATCATTCTTTTGTTGCTGCACTTGGTGACAAAAACAGGGGGCTAAATGAATGATCGACCCCGTTACCATAGGAGCAGCGTTTGCTGTAGCTAAAACGTCGGTCGCCTTTGTCAAAGAGGCGATCAACATGGGTAAGGAAATCCGTGATTGTTACGGAGAACTGTCCCAATTTTTTACCGCGCAAGGTCAGATTGAGAAAGCCGCTAAGCAAGTCGAAGCGGCAAAGGCAGCACCAAAGCCTGATGATCCAAAGGAAGCTGAACAGCATGAATCGGCGCTGTCACAGGCTTTTACCATTGTCATGCAGCGCAAGCAGATGCGCGAGTTTGAACAAGAACTGCGCGATATGTTTACGCTCAAGGGCGAGCTAGACCTGTATCACGAACTGTGCGCCGAACGGCAGCGTATTGTTGGGGAGCAAGATGAAGCCGCTAGAGAAGCTATCCGCAAAGCCAGGTTAGCTAAAGACCGCGCCGCTAGGAAGAAACAAGAACAGGAAGAATTGCTGATGATGGCGGGGATTGTCGTATTCGTATTGATCGGCTGCATCACGGTTGGTGTCGCCATTTACTTTAGGGGTTGAAATGCTATCTCTTGTCTCCACTTCGCTGTCGTTTCTTATGGGCGGGTTGCCGTCGATATTGTCGTTCTTCCAAGACCGCGCCGACAAGAAACATGAACTTGCTTTGGCGCAAATGCAGATTGAGCGGGAGCTAGAACTCAGAAAAGCTGGTTTTGAGATTGAAAAACAAATTGAAGAAATCAAGACCGAGCAGATCAGGGTGCAGGCGCAAAGCCGGACGGAGGAATTAGCCGTCCAGTCGCAGCAGATAGCCGTAACCGAGAAGGTGGCGCTGCTACAGCACGACACCGACAGCGCAAGGGGTGCAAGTCAATGGGTAGTCAATGCTCGCGCTATGGTGCGTCCTGGCATCGCTTATGGGATGTTCCTGCTGCTGGTGTTCGTGGATGTGTTTGGCTTCCTGTACGCCTTCAAAACGGGCGTGGCGTTTGATGTGGCGCTGAACAATCTATGGGATGACGACTCGCAGATCATTTTCAGCAGCATCATTGCTTTCTATTTTGGCGGGCAGGCTTTCAAGCGATGAAAGTCTCGCCGCTGTGCATCAAGATGATTGCACACCATGAGGGCGTAAGATACAAGCCTTACCGATGCCCTGCAAACTTGTGGACGGTTGGGGTAGGCCATGTCATGTATCCCGACCATGCTAAGCTGACAATGGCTGACCGAATGAAAGTAGACTTACATCCCGCAGATAATCGGGTGTGGAGCAAGGAGGAAGTGGATGCAATTCTTGCAAGCGATCTTGAGCGATTTGAGCGCGGCGTTACCCAGTATTGCGGCGAGCTTACTCAATCTAAATTCGATGCTCTTGTCTGTTTTGCTTTTAATCTTGGTTTGGGAACACTACAGCGCAGCACCCTCCGTCAGAAGGTGCTGCGCCGGGATTATGAAGCTGCTGCGGCTGAATTCATGAAGTTCACCAAGGCAGGGGGTAAAGTCCTGCCAGGATTGGTCAAGCGTCGAACTGACGAAGCGCGGCTTTTTTGTGCATGATCCAGCGGTATTGCTGTTCACTCATTTCCCGCTGTTCAGTCTCAGGGCAAGTTTTGATCTTGCACCACATGACCTTATCGCCCGCCTTGAAAGCCACATCACAGACTTTGCAACGCTCATAGTTTTCCATCAGTTTCCCTTTTGCGTTTGTAGAGATCGACTTTCAATTCCGAAACCGCAACCAACAGATCATTGGTAAGCGCGTCGGCTTTCCACCATTGCTGAGACAATGCAGCGGTGTGGATAGCTTTGCGAATCCTGTCCACTTCAAGGATGCTTTCTGAATAGTCTTTCATAAAAACTTTCCAATCCAAGTTAGAACGCCAATAATTGCTATTCCGACTCCCATCATCATCGTAGCAGCGCAAAAATCCTCAAGCCATGAATTTTTGTCATTGACCAGATTAGCAAACATAACAAATACTAAAAACGATACTGCAACCATAAATAAGCCCCCAAAAAATATCATTTTTTCCCCCTGTGATAATTTTCACGGCACAGAACGCGGTGACACTCTTTGCACCAAGACGAGAGCGTCCCGTATTTTGTCAAATTGAACTGGTCTGATTCCTTGATTGCTTTGCACTTGGAGCATTGCGCTGGATGCCCCTCCAGCCTCCATCGTCGCGGTTGACCCATTTTCCAATTCCCTGATTAGTTTGTGATTGAGCCGCCACAGCATATGCTTCGTCCGTGTTTTGCCGTTGTATTGCAGCCTAAGACCCATGCGAAACACTAAGCCATCCTTTGCCATGCCGTTGAGATAGCTGCCAATCGTTCCCACATCCTCATTCAAGACTTCGGCTATGTTGAAGCCAGTCATTTCAAGGTCGCGGGCTAACACTTCACGCATGGCAGCGATGATCTGACGGGCGCGGGGTTTCAGAGCTTGGGCAGGCACGTTACATCCACCACAGACGGAACAAGCTGATTATTGACCTTGCGCTTCGTGCTGATGACTACGGGGCGCATACCGGCTTTCTCGCACTCGCCAATCCCGTTGATAACTTCCAGCCTGGACAGCGGTGGGACTTCCTTTTCCACTTGCAGACTTGAGACAGCTTCGGGAACGGTAGTGCTGGCAGTTTGCAGCGATGCACAGCCGCTTAGCATGATGACTGCGAAGCAAAGTAAAGTTTTCATTTAGCTACCTGTATCAATGTTTCGCCCTGTTGCTGGCGGGCGCGGTTGAAGATCACGGTAATGTCGGTGTGTGAGGCTTTGGTAGGCGTGAATTTGCCGTCGAGAATGTAGAGATTACGTTCCCGCAGGTACTCAATGCAGCCTTTGCGTTTTTCGTCGTATCGGCGTGGATCGTGTGGCCTCCAGTTTGATACGTCTATCAGATCGGGCTGCAATGCGTCGTAAGTCATCATCCAGTTAATTGCATCAGCTAATCTCATCGTTATCATCCTCCGGTAAGAACCTGCGTCGAGCAGGGTTGTTTTGCCAAAAGTAAAGATTGAATCGAAAATTGCGGCGTTGTTCTGCGGTGATGGTGTTGGTGAAATAGTTTGGCGATTCGTCCCACATTGCTTTTATCAGTTGTTTCTTGAATCGCTCGCCTTCCATGCCGATCATTTCGACGTAGTGCTGTGCGCCGTCCATTAGAAACATCATTGCGTCGATGGCTTTGTCTTGCGCTATGTCAACCTTGTGCCTTTCCGGGCCTTTGCGTTTGACCGGCTTAAGACACGCATCAAGTACCGCAAGGCTTACGACATTTGCAAGCAACTGTGTGCAAGCTACAGTTTGAGCTTCTTCATCCATTGTCGTTTTCTTTCACAAAGATGCCGTCAACCATCTTGCCTTTGCGGTAGCGGATTTCTTGCCACACAAGATCAAGGCATTCTTCGACTGGCATATCAATCTGCGCGGCAATGATGGTCAACACAACCATAATGTCGCCGATTGAATCAACGATGCGGTCTATGTCATTGCGAGCAACGCCAGCAGCAAGTTCACCGGATTCCTCTAGCAGCTTGACCACTTGCGCTTGCAGGGTGCTACCTTTGACTAAGTTGCGATCATTTGCCCATTCACGAATTTTTCCAAAATAATCGTAGTCCATTGTTGTTCCTCAAATTGGTGGGGTACTTGTTGTGTTAGCCCGATTTTGCAAGGCAAGTTTGCATATCGGTTGTCCTACTGCCGGGATTGCTAACCAACTTTCCCCCGTTGACTAGAAAGGGATGTCGTTATCTAAGTCCGACATATCGCCAGCTTTCTTTTGTTTGGGCTGGTCTTTGTTCTTGTGCTGCATACTGCACGACATGAACTTGCCTTTTGCGCCCTCACGAATCCAAGCTGATACCCACACAGGTTCGCCGTTCATGTCCAAGCCATCGCCCCTGTAGTCAGGATGATTGTCGGTTTCCTTCTTGGCGTTTTTGAACAGCGTGAAGCTGCCAGGTTTCGGTATGTAAGCCATCATTTCTTCCTTATGTTGTCAATCATTTCGGTTACTTCATTTAAGAACTGAGTTACTGCTGCTTCGATTTCCTCGATGCGCTTGTCATCGCGGTCGAACCTATGCACAAACAACTGCAAATCTTCGGGCAGTCGCGGATCGTATGACACAAAGTCGCACCATTCCCGACCGGTGCAAGCCATTTGCCACAGCATTTGATTTTCGTATTGGCGAGGCTGTTTCTTGTCCACCAACGTTTGCAGGTGCGTAGCCGTCTTAGGGCACTTGATTTCCACTAAGCCATTGGTAGACACCAGTCCATCAGGTGAAGCTGCGCCACGTTCAATTGTTGGATGCAGCACGATTCCGATTTCGTCCACCGTCCAATCGCAAGCGAGTTCGTACTCAGCGCGGGCAAACTTTTCTTGCTCCGTTCCCCATTGCATTGCAACATTGGTAAAGCCGGATTCCTGCGGTTGACCCGTCAGAATCTCAGCCACAATCTGCGCCCTGTAATCCCGATAAGCTGCTGTGGTCTTGGATGCCATAACATCGTTGATCCGGCTGGCTGTGACCTTACCGGCGCGAGCGGCGAGCCATTCGGGGCTACCCTGCGGCATTGACAAAACTTTCATGCTTCCCTCGCTTTCAGCATTGCGTCTGCCATCAGGTAGCACCAGTACGCAACAGAGTCGGGGTGTGTGGATTCATCGCCAACCAAATCTTTGTAAAAGACTTGTAGTGCCTTCGCTGCAAAGTAGTCGCGCAGAGTCATGCCTTGGTCGGTAATGTGAGCGACTCCTGATGGCGCAGGAAATGCTGGTTGATTGTTCATGCTTCCTCCAGTTCGGCTTTGCGGGAATTCTTGGCGGCGACAATAGCTGTCATGGCTTCGTTATCGTTAACTTCTTTGGCGGCTTTATAGGCAACCGTGTAAGCCGTTTTCAGCGCATCCTGTGTAATAACTGCGGCGATAGCGTCCAAATGCGTGTTGAGCGTTTCTAAGCGTTTCTGAGGGGCATTCTTACCGCTTGCCGCATTGCCGTCGTCATCTTCGGGAGCAACACCACAGGCAGCGGCAAGGCTATACCTGCGGGCATACGTCAAAGCACTACCGTAGCCTTGGGCATCAGCCTTGCTGACCGGCAAGTTAAGCACCCCACAGGACAACCACTCACCGGATGCGTGGAGCAGGATTGTTTCAACGCGTACTTCGTCTTTATCGGACGGCTCAACCCGCTGAATGTAGCTCAACCCGCATTGACCAAAGGCAGGACGAATGGCTTCGACCACCGAGGACAGGTCGGCGTACTTGGATTTGAAGAAAGGATTGTTACTATCCTTGATTGCGCCTTTGATGTTCATTTGCGCCATTGCCAGCGCGGTCGCAAGATTTGCGATGGATTCGGATTTGTTCATGCCAGTACCCCCGTGACGATCAGTAAAAAAATGATGGTGAAACCAATAGCTACTGCGCGGTCGCCGGTCATGATTCAATTGCCGTTGTGGTTTCCGGCAGCGCCCAATGGATGCCTTCGTGTTTGCACGTTCCCCAAGCAGCGCGTTCAAGGTTGCAGAAAGTCGGCAGTACGCTTCCGCTGATGGGCGAGAATTGCGGCTTGCGTGTGCATTCAGATGCCTCGATGTTGTCGGCGTTTTTCTTGTAGTGCTTACAGTCTTTGCAGAGGTTCATGGTGTCTCCTGTTGTTGTCAATTAGCGGGGGCTTGCGCCCCCTGTTTGTTCAGACCAATCGGTAAATTTTGTTTTCTTCTACGAGCCGTTTTGTTCCACCAATTCCGTGCATCCGTTTAACTGCCTGCCATGAAATGTTGCTTCGTTCCACTTTCCTCCAACCTTTGCGAAAACTGCTGTGGAAGAATTTTTCTTCGTTCCAATCAAACGTTGCGCCGGTTTCCATCAGTTCGATCATTTTGTCGCGGTTCATTTTGTTGCTCCTTTGTTGTTGTCAATCAAGTGCTACAGGACAGACTTTACTTACCTAATTGCACATTGTCAACACTTGTTGCAAAGGAAAATTGTAAAGTAATGTTAACTAATGCAACGGCGCTTGACAAGATAGCTTTGCACAGGATACAATACTTTGCAAGTTTTCTTTAACTATAGGGGGCAGTATGAAAGTTCAGCAGGCAGAGCTGCATTTCGGCAATCGGCGCAAACTGGCAGAGGCATTGGGCATTACAAGCCAGGCAGTTAGCCAATGGGCTAAACGGGGGCAGATTCCCGAGGGCGTGGCGTACAAGCTCCAAGTCATCACGAACGGGGCGCTGGTGGTCAATCCTGTTGATTACATCCCCGTCGAGCAGATGGTTGCCGAGATCGTCCCGCAGCAGTAGTTGACAAACAAAAAAAAGTCGTTTACTGTGTGTTTGTCCGAGAGAAAGATCGGGCCGCTCTGTGGTGGGGCGACAAGAGAAGAAGAACCCTTTGATCTGGGTTTCGGTTGTGTTTCGAGTATCTCTTGCTCACCCACCACCGCGACCTGAAGCCCAGATCAGAGGGTTTTTTTTTGGACTACAACGCATTGGGCAATGAGAGCAACAGCGATGCGATTGGAAAGTGCTACTGGTGGCTAGGGTCTGCAACAGCACGCAGAAGGGTGGCGAAGATAGTGCCCTTGACCGAAAGACTGTCGCGTGTCGCGGCTCCGAAGAGCAGCTACTAAAGGGCGCACAGGCTAAGGCTACGTGCGCTCACCAAAGAGCAGATAACTACTAAGAGATACTATGAACCTTATAGAGTTCGGTGACTGTAGAGAAACGATGCGAGAGTGGGCGCGTCAAAACGTAAAGGCGCAAACCTGCGTTACATCGCCTCCTTACTATGGACTTCGTGACTACGGGCATGAAGGTCAGATCGGGCTAGAGGAAACGCCGGAACAATACATCGCTGCTATGGTTGAAGTGTTTCGATGTGTGTGGGATGTGCTGGAAGATAACGGCACGTTGTGGTTGAACATTGGTGACAGCTACTACAACTACAGACCCGGCAAAGGTCAAGCCTTGGTAAAACAGTCAGTTGCCAACAACGATCAAGACTTACCGCAAACGTGTGCAAGGCGTGGCAACAAGCTAGACGGTTTGAAGGAAAAAGACCTTATCGGCGTTCCTTGGATGCTGGCCTTTGCACTCCGCGCTGATGGCTGGTATCTGCGTCAAGACATAATTTGGCACAAACCGAACCCAATGCCTGAGAGCGTGCAGGATCGTTGCACTAAGGCGCATGAATACATTTTCCTGTTGAGCAAATCGCAAAAGTATTACTACGATGCAGAAGCGATAACAGAAAATTCAATTCATGCTGGCGTTACTGTAAAAAGTCATGGCAAATATGAAGATGACAACGGCAAACCAACGAAAGGGCATGAAACTCATGTGGTTG